AAGAAGAGCTTAATAATGAGTACAGTAACGCGGAAAGTCTGGCCCAGCTCATGGGTCTAGAGGGACTCGAAAAGTTAGACGAATATAGTACTCCTATACTATCTGATTCTGCTCTTTTCACTCCGGACGAGCAAGATGCCATTGATAATAAACAAGGTGGGATAGCTCGCCAGTTTGGAGACTTTGGGCACGCTGCCAAAGAAATAGCAGACAATGTCATGTCTGGCAAAGATCTCTCTGTACAGAGATTCATAGACCCAGAAACAGGGGAGATTGTTTCCTTCGGATCGTTTGTAACGATGATGGAAGATATGAGTGGGGTAACTGTAAGCGAAATCCAGGAGTCTATGCTGCATATATTTGATATACTCAGAGGATATGGTGACGAAGATGTTTGATAGTATGTCCAGGAAAAGAACAGAGAGGAAGTTCAACAAGCTATATGATAAAGCTATTTCGGAGAAGCAAAGAGATATCACACCTAAGCTATTTGAGGAACATTCAAATGGGGTGGGTGATGATTTCCATGTAGTAGTAGGAAAGAGTTTATTCTCTAAGGATCGACCTTCTACTAGGAAAGTATCCAAGTATCTTACGGAAAGAAGAAGATCGCAATCTGTGAGTTTGCTTAACAGTACTATCATGAGATCCCCATACCTATACGAAAGGATAGATACCTTCTATGATAGGGAATCCTACTTCTCGAGATCTCTCATTAGACAAGTAGAAACAATGATGAGGAATGGATATGAGTTCACATCAGAAGATCCCAGGAAACTAGCTACTACCAAACAGGAATTTACCAGGATACAGATGGATAGTGGGATGCCTCTAAACCAGTTCCTATTCACAATGGGCATGAACCTGCTGAAATACGGCATAGCCATAGTTCATAAGGTAAGAGAGAGGGTAAAAGACCCAGTAGCGGTAGATGACAAGAGGAAAAGTAGAGTTACTAGATTGAGATTCGTAAAACCCCACACAGCAAATTTCTATGTGAACAATAAAGGAAAGATAATAGGGGTATGGGATGGGAACTCAAATTATATATCTCAGGCGATACAGGGATATCTGGCTAATAATAAGCAGCAGAAGTTCAACGGTATATTAGCAGAAGATCTATTCATAGCCTACATGAGTGACCCCGGGGATGATATATTCCCAGAACCTCCCTGTTTTCAAATGCTGGATGATGTTCTTACTCTCAGATCTATAGAAGAAACTGTAGAACTACTATGTTTTCAATATGGATCCCCGCTGCTTCATGCCAAGGTAGGTAATGATGACTATCTTCCAACACCAGATGAGATAGATATTGTAAATGACCAACTTGTAAATGTAGCTCCGAATGGAATGATTACTACGGACCATAGGGTGAAAATAGACGTTGTCAACATCCAGGATGGAATAGCAAATCTCATACCGTTCTTGGAACACTTCAAGAATAGGGTACTAATGGGGTCAGGCAGTTCTCCCATATCTATAGGAGAAGGTGATACTGCTAACAGGAACACTGCTGAGAGTATAGATGATGCTCTCGCTGACCACTGTACCTATGTAGCTAACGCAATATGCGATCCAATCAACCATAATCTCATACCAGATCTACTGGTAAGATCGGAAACACCATGGTCTGAAACAGACCTTTTCGATGTGAACGGAGAGCTAAACGTACGTCTAGAGTTCAATGAAACAAGGTTAGAAAAGCAAATAGCCAGGGACAATAATGTCATAAACCTATGGGAGGGTAATCTATTAAGATTCCCAGAGGCAAGACGTATCCTGAAGAAGGGCCCGCTAAGGCGTGGTGAAGAGAAGGAATTATATGTTAATATGGTTCAAATACCACTGAAGGAAGCGGGAGTTAAAGATCCTTTTGCTGATACTTCAGTGAAGAATAAGACTACATCCCAGAACCAGCCTACTAACCAGTATGGTACAAAGGCCGGCCCGGGATCTAGAAAAGACTAATTACAGCAGGTGCCGTTATGGCAAAACTCACTACAAAGAAGAGGAAAAGACTACCAGATTCAGCATTCTGCGGCCCAAATCGCTCGTTCCCGGCTCATGATTGCAGCCATGTAAAGGCTGGCCTATCACTGTTGGGAAGGTATAAGGGCCCCGGGAGTAAGGCAAGCATACGAGCATGCCTTTACAGAAAGGCGAAGAAGATGAACTGCTTCAAGTCTGATTCAATAGCTATGGCAGAAACTAGTGTCCTCATAGAGCTTGTAAAGATGTATGAGGATGATGCAATAGGATTTGCTGACATAGCATCCTTGGTATCGGAAATGTGCAATGGTAAAGTACTACCTAAAGATATGTCCAACATATTGGTTATGATGGAGAAGGGATATGTCGAAAGGGGTTTTTCCTTATTGAATAAGCTTTTGGCGGGATAATAGGCTTCTGCAGTAATCCCGTTGTACACTATCACATAGATAGTATAAAATATAACTTTACTAATGAGGTATTATTATGCGCCTGAGTATATTCAATTATGGTTTGGATCCTAACGCTACAGTCCCAAGGGCGGCCAAAGCCGAGGATGACAAACTAGTATCCCTGGCTGAAGAAGTCATAGAGAAACATAACTTTGGTAAAGGTGCTGTAGTAGTATCAGAAGCATTTCATACCGGATTACCTAACTTCAACAAGAGAATTTACATGGAGAAGGGTATGAAAGAGGCAGTAAGCACCTTTTATACTCCCCATATCACTCCATTTCTCATGCATCATGAGATGGGAGGTGGTAGTTTTCTTTCTGATGGTAATCCTACTCTGATATCTGTAGGTTCAAACTTGTTTGCGGCTTACTATAGGAAGAAAACCGAGACGGCCACTGGACTAGCTTCTGGGTATGGAAAGGTAGCCACCTTTGTACCAGAAACTTCCAAAGTTGGCGAACAGAGTGCTATAGACGCACTACAATCTCGGAGACTTCTCACTGTTTCTATAGGTGCAAAAGTAAACGACAGTGATTATAGATGTTCCATATGTGGCCTATCCAGGTATGATAGCGAGTGTGCTCATACACTTGGAGAAGAGTACGATAGTGAGATATGCTACGCGGAAGTGTATAACCCGTTGTTTAGAGAGTACTCTGTCGTGTATAATCCATCTGACATCAACGCTATTATACGAAGAGTTGATGTTATGGAAGGCGAAGATAAGAATGATCAGAGGCAAGAAATAGACCAGAATCCTGCTATGGGATATATAAATATCTACGATAGTGTAGGAAAGAGGTTTTACCCATCTGCTTCTACAAGTACAAAAGAAGGTGGTGATATGATGTGTTATACTAAACCCACGGCATCCGAGATTGATAAGCTTTTGGTACAATATCAAGAGACAATAAAGGCAAAGGATGCTATTATAGCAGACAAGGACCTTGTTATTTCCGCTCTAGCAAGGGCTTTAAGTGACAAACTGAGTGCGGAAGTTTCTATTCCCGATGAAGACATAATTCCTGAATCAGATGACACTGATGAAACGGATCCCGGGGATGAAGAGGAAACTACCGATGATGGTGAGCCTGAAGGAGACGAGACTCCTGAAGAGGAGCCAGCAGACGAGGAACCAGCGGGGGAAAGTGACGATCCTCCTGAAGGAGAAACCGATTCTGATGGTAGTGATACAGATGAGACTGGTAATAGAGCCGATGGCTCTCCAGATAACGGCCAGCCTGGTGAGAGCTCAAGTGCGGGTGTAGCTACTGATACGGCTGAAGAGTCGGATCAGGCCGGACAAACTCAAGAGGCAGCTCCTCAATCAGAAACACCTGATGAGGGCGACGGCAGTACAGATACTAAGGCACCTAGTGTCAAGAGTGTCAGGGAAATGCTGTTAAGTGGGCGCTTTTCGAGGCAACTTCCACCGACCAGCAGACCCAAGGGACTCCCTAGGAGACCCATAACGGTTGCCAAAGCAGCCGAATAAACCAATAAAGTCGAGGTGAAGACATGAGTTCAGATCTCTTCTACAATCCGACTGGTAGCGACTTTACCGGCAAGCTTCCTATGAAGACTGTCAGTAAGCTTGCATACCTTGACAGTATTGAAGACCTTTACAGATACAATGGAGAAGTATCAGTAGGTGCATATTATCCTGTTAGGGTTCTCCCCTCGGTGTCTATTGATTTAGATGCTGAGTGGCCGGTAGTTATGCCTGCGGGAACAATCGTAAGCGTTGTTCCTATAAAGGATGCTCTAGGTTATACAGCGGATGATAATGAGTCTGGTATTCGTCAGAGCGGCACAGTTTATGTATCCATAAGTGCAATCGACAGCACAGCTTTGGAAAAGAATATTAATTTCCTCTATACCAAAGAAGTGGCTGGGTTGCTGGTGCCAGCAAATGGCGGAACTCAGACGAACGACGCATACACTGACGATTGCGGGACATATGGTATTCTCACAATGTCTGGGACTGTTGCTGAAGCTGGTGATACGTTCACCAGAGCGGCAAACTATCCAATAGGCATTGTCAACAACTCAGTGTACGCAGACATGAGGTACAGGTACCTCAACTATGACGCTAGGCAAGGAAGTAACAGTCAGGCTGTTGCTCTGGACGGCGTTATCACAATTCCATATATCACAATATATGGTGCTGGTGTTACAGACACAGTTCTCGCGGCCGTAAGAACAGCTGTTGATGCAAAACATCAATATGCATGGTTCACTGGTGCAGATGCTGACACTGTAAATGCCTACATCAAACCTGGTTGCTTCTTGATGCCAGACATCAAGGGTAAGTTCACCAACTATGATTCGGTTGATGAACACCAGAAGTTTGCAAAGATAATCGAGACCAAACACAGGGTCCCATGGGCTCTTGATGAGTTGATAGACTCGATTCCTAATTCTGGCATGAAGGGTACAGATACTGGCGGTCTTAAAGCCAGGATGTATCATTTCATCAAACAGATCCTGACTCAAACAGCAGTCAAGGGTGCCACTTATGCGGCTGTAAAGGCCAACCAAAAGAGCATTCTCCATACTGCTGTACTAACTGACACCGCCAACGTCACGATTGCCATAGGCATGATGGATGTTGCGTTCGGTAGCTTGAAATAAGAGAGATAAGGGGGTAATCATACAATGAGAAACGTAAAGGCTAACAGCCCATTGCGCCACGTCGAATCCTATGATCCGAACAAATCTCTCGAGAGAGCGGAAGCCAGTCTTGAAAAGGAAGGGTATTGTGTTAAAGACGAAAACGGCGAATACACCGACGAGTTCGTCCGCAGCGTTACAGAACGTGACGCAGCTGACATAAACGAGATCCTTAACGCTTTCGCTACAGGCAAGCTAGCCGGAGAGAATGTGACGCTCAAAGAGATCATGACCTCTGTGGATTTCCCGCAGCTGTTCTATGCAGCTACAGAAATCCTTATGAAGAGCAGGATAGTCCCGGATAGACTTATATCCAGGAACCTTTTCGAAACAATTCCCTACGCAGGTAACGCGATCAACGTAACGATCAGGACCCTGGGTGGAGTAGAAGTTGAGGAAGTTCCGGAAGGATCTAAGTATCCCGAAACCTCTAGTGCTGTTTCTGACCAGGCATTCAGGATCTACCTGGAAATCAAGAAATATGGTGCTAAGGTAGCAGGAACAAGGGAACTCCTTGAGTCTGACAACTGGGGAATATTCGCCTACACAGTGAAATCCCTGGCAGATGAGCTCCTTAACAAGAAAGAGGCCCTCTGTGTTAAGATGCTGAATGAAATGGCAGGGCATACCCTTAAAGACAATGCAGACGCTGCAAATGTCCAGCTGGGTTCCTGTACAGGCCGCGGCATTGACGGTGCCCAAAATGGCGCCCTCGG